ACTTTTGGATTCGCAAACCAATATTGGTCAAAGGGCCAAAAGTCCCTCCATACAAGCCAAACAGCTTGGACACAATCAACTCACGAATTGAGAGCAAACTTGCTGAATACAAGCAGACTGTTGATGGTCAATTCTCAACATTCTCAACTGAGTTTGGGAATAATCTGAGATATGCAACAGAAGGACTAAATAATAAGCTTGCAACTCAGGAGCAGGCACTTACAACCAAAATTGAAGAGCAAGCACACTCAACAGATGTCAAACTGGCAACTCAAGCAGATGAGACAAACAAGAAATTATCTAGTCAAAATTCTGTCCTCAATGACAAGTTAGATGATTTCAAGGACAGCATCAACGGGCGCTTTGCGAATTATCAGCAAACAGTTGATGGGCAAGTGGCAACGATCATCAGCCAATTCGATGGAGTTTTAAAGAAAACGGACATCAACATCACAGACGGTCAGATCTCATTCGGTACAGGCAAGAGCATCAATGGAAGGACCATCAGTTCCTTACTTGTGCAAGAACCTGAAGCAATCGCTCTGATCGCTCAATTGATCAAGGTGAAGGGTGACATGGTAGTTGATGGGTCTATCACAAGTAGACATCTGGCTTCTCAGAGCGTCCGAACTGGTCACATGGAGTCCGGATCAGTAACAACTCAGATTTTGGCTAGTAATGCAGTAACAGCAGATAAGTTGTTGGTAGATTCTGCCATGATCAATAAGTTTGTATCAAACCAAGCCTTCATCAGAGAACTAGCTTCACAGAGAGCATTCATCACTCAACTGACATCCGTGGGAATTTCAGCGAATGACATCCGAAGTGGAAGATTGACAGCAAATTCTGGTGTATCTAGTTTTGATCTAGACAATGGACGGTTATCATTCTACGATAATTTCACAGGAGTTTTCCGGGATCAAACAAATGCTTCCAGTCAAGGGCTTTTCTTCCGGAATGATGATGTGGTGATAAACGGAAGACGTTACATCAATTCTAAAGCCATCATTGGTGCTGACCGTCGGGACAATGACATCAGAAGGCACTGGGACCAAGGTGGATTTAATGGAATGATTGTTGATACCATCAAGGGAGTTGGTACAGGAGATCATGACAATGCAGATAAGGTCACTTTTGTAGGCGATAGATTCAATTTTACTCACTCTTATAATTATGACCAAGCCACAGGAAGCAATCCTTATGGTTGGAGAATAACAACTTGGGGAGGAACAACAATCGCTCCATACGGAACCAACGGAAGGAACACAAACATGCAAGCTGGTGACTTCCTACTTATTAACAACGGAAACAACGGTGTGTGGCTCAGACAAGCTTTGAGAACTCTCAGAACAGCGCTTCAGCACTTTGTCAACGCTGGCTTTGCAACAGATGACTTCACCCCACAGAATGGAAAATCAATGAGAACAGCTCTTCACAGTTCCATCAGAAATGCAGTAGCTAATTCATTAAGAGATTTTGACAAATTCGGAATATAGAAAGGTAACAAAATGAAAGAAAATACTTATGTATCAATCATCACAGATCTAGCTAATCAACTGGCTAGTAAATCAATCAATGAAGCTGAGTTCAAAGCACGATTGACCGAAGAACAGCAGGAAAAAGCACAGCTCATCCAAGAGCTAGAAATCTATCGCTCTGTCCTAGAATCAGATAAGGATTTGAAGGACCTATTTGAAGAAATTAAAAATAAAAATGAGGTGAATGCTTAATGAATTATAAAGTACAGTTCAAATCCTATGACCCCGTAGCGAATGCCACAAAGGTTTCCATCAAGCAAGATTATCCATACAGGGTATTTGAAGAATCCCTTCCAAACAATCGCATGGGGGATGAAGAAACAGCTCTTGTGGATGCTGTCTTGAATCTTGTCCGAATGGAATTAGACCCTTCTGGGGCTATCGTGGCACTCAAGAAAGAGCTTGACAAATCTGTTGATGCCAATAAGAACGCTATTCAGAAAATTCAAGAACTCACTCAGGAAAACGAAAAGAAAGATGTCCTAATTCAAAATAACAAAGCACTTGCTGACTGGTCTGTTCTCGTAGCTGTGACCAATCAAGACAACCCACTTGATCCAACACTCTATAAACGGGCGCTTGAACTTGTGGAAGCTGCTCAAGTAGGCAAAACTTACAAACAACATGACATCTTCACCATCGTGGATCCTGATCACACTGAAAAATACAGTGAAGGAAAACGGGTGCTTGTACAAGTCAACTATGATTTTGTCTACAATGGCGAATCCATCAAAGACTTGAAAGGCCCACTTCTTCAAAATGGCAAACTTGCAATTTACAATTGGGAAGTCCCAAAAGAAGAGAAGCAAAATAAACCATCAGGAGATCTTGAAACCCGACCAGTAGCACAGCCTGAATCATAAATTGAGGGGAGTGTGATTGATGTATAAAGAACCAGATGGAATCTTTGGAATCATTGAAGTAGTACGGGATTTTTATGATCACGGTATTGATGAACACATGATTGTGTTCATGTTTATGGCCATTGTTGCTCTAGATATTGTTATAGGAGTATCTAGAGCGTGGGCCTATCATGAATTTTCAAGTAGGAAGTGGAGAAAAGGGCTGGTAAGCCACACGGCTATGATCTTAATTGTAGCCATTGGCTATCCATTCGCTCTGTATATGAATCTTGGAGCTGTAGTTGATGCCTTTATTGTCGCAATGATGGCAGCATACGGTTCCAGCATTCTTGCCAGCCTTTCAGCTTTAGGGGTTGAAATCCCTGGTCTAGATCGTCTTGTGAAACAAAATATTGATCATGAGAAATTTCAATTAAAAGATGGCTTGGAAGAGCCTAGTAAACTAGTCAAAAAAGGAGAAAAGAAAAATGAATCAAATCACTGATATCGTAACAAGTAGCGCAATGAGTATTATTGTAATTTTGGTTGGAATTGTTGTTCAGGCAGTCAAGAAATACCTTCTTACTCGTGGAGGGAAGAAAGCTCTTGAAGTTGCTGAAATTCTTGCAAATAACGCTGTGAATGCTACTGAACAAGTAGCAGGCACATTGGACATCCACGGTAAGGATAAGATGGAACATGCTAAAACTAGCTTGATTGAGGGATTAGAGGCATATAACATCAATTTGACCAACGATCAATTGAACACATTCATTGAAGCGGCTGTCAAAAAAGCAAATGAACAATGGAAGAAATGAGGCTCAAAAATGGTAGCAACAAATGACATTTTAAGTTTTTCAGAATCTTTGGCAAATCAAGGTGTTGGAGCTGATGCAGATGGTGCATACGGGACCCAATGCGTTGACTTACCAAATTCAATTTCTATCAACTTTTTCGGGAAAGCTCTCTGGGGAAATGCTATTGACCTACTTAATTCAGCCGCTGGGTTAGGATATGAAGTAGTATATGATGCAATCGGAGTCAATCCACGAGCAGGAGCCATCTTCGTCATGGATACACAATATCTGTATGGTCATCCTTACGGTCATACAGGTATTGTGATTGAAGACAGCGATGGAGTCACTATGAGAACCATTGAACAGAACATTGATGGAAATGCTGATTCCCTCTATGTCGGAGGTCCAGCACGTTACAACACACGCAATTTTGATGGGATTGTTGGATGGTTCTATTTCCCAACCGATGACACATCTGTGACATTTGAACAGCCAGAACCATCAGAACCATTGACAATTGAATCCAATGGATTCAATCCAGAAATAGGAACATTCACTGTTGAAGTATCTGCTCTAAATGTACGAGCTGAAGCCGGTATTGGAGCGGAAATTGTAGCTGTTTATGGTGCAGGTCAAGAAATCAATTATGATGGATGGATTGACAACGATGGCTACATCTGGATCACATACATTGGCGGTTCTGGAAATCGCAGATATGTGGCTGTAGGACAGTCCGAAAACGGGCAACGCATCACAGACTTTGGATCTTTTAAATAAGAAACAGAAACCCTCCTCATTGGAGGGTTTTTCTGTTATAACGGAAAATTTCATAGATGTCTGTTATAACCTCAAATACATATCAAAAAATCTTTTCCTATTTAAATAACTTCCCTTTATGTCCAAGATAAAAAATAAAACTTGAACTTTCTTGTAAGCTATGCTAAACTAACAATGTGAGCAATTAACTTGTGGAGTTTTAGAAGTCAGTACCTAAAACAGACCCTAAAATCTAAAAACAGCGATATGATTGAGTTTTAGAAACTCCCACCGGCTCCATATATACTTTTTGAAACTTATTAAAACTTCTTAAAACGTTGATGATTCAACGTTTTTTATTTTTATATTTTCTATTCTTTCCCATACCTTTTTGAAATGGACAGACCCAAAAACAGACCCTTTTTTGAAAAGAGTCTGTCTTGATGCTGAAATATTTAAAAATCTATATAATTAGCAAATTTCTCACCAATATCATCTTTGGCTTGCTTTGTTATATGTGTGTATACATTCATGGTTGTCTTTAGATCGGAATGACCAAGACGATGCTGGACCTGCTTCAATGTCATTCCTGCTTCAAAGCACAAGCTGGCATGTGTATGTCTGAAGCCATGTATTTTGATAGGCTTGACATTTGTCCCTTTTATAATTTGCAAAAGCCACTTCCTTGGTAGTGAACTTGGAATAGGCTTTCCTTCAGGGCTTTCAAAGATGAAAGTGGTAGCAGGATTCATTTCTCTATACTCTGACAGCAGATCAATTGTTCTTTGATCAAGGCTAATTAGTCGGACACTACTCTTATTTTTAGTAGCCCCCACAGATTCGCCCTCAAAACCCCTTGTAATGGCCTTGTTTATGTTTAAGGTATTATCTATCCAGTCAGTCCATTTGAGAGCCAAAATCTCCCCTTTCCTGGCCCCTGTGAACGCAAGAAGACGAAACATGACTTTCTTTCTCAAATCATCCATATCATCCACTAATTTCATGAATGCTTTTAACTCATCTTTATCATAGAAATCACTAGAAGAATCGGTCTCTTTTTTGACAAGAGTGGTGACACTATCAACAGGATTGGTTGAAATATAACCATAACGGATGGCATACTTGAAAATGTTATTCATCAGACCTTTCAGCTTGCGCCCATACACTAATTTTCTA